CTCTAGTCGTCTGCCCCTCCCGCGGGATGAGTGGCATCAATTCCAAGGGAATCGATTACTGCCACTGCAGATCGGAAACCTATTGCGAATCCACACGCTGTCAAGTCGCCTTTTTGAACTGCGCTAGAATCCTGTCGAATCGTCATGTTTCTAAGGATCGCCGCGAACCTGACCCCATGCTCGGATCTCATAAAACTCCCCAGGGCCCTGGCGTCGTCCCCGGTCCACTCAGGCTCGTCGACCCACTTGGTAAAGCGAATAAAGTTTAATATTGCTCTTAGTTTTGTCATATGATTATCCCCCATGAACTATCTGTAAATATCCTTACAGTAACTCCCGCAAACCTTTGCTTGAGAGCATCATGCACACTTTCTATGTTTATGTCGTGACCAGCAAGAATTCCTCCTGGCCTAACCTTTAGCTTCCAGGCGTCGATATCCGCCACTAACGCCTCGGCCCGGTGATCCCCATCTAGGTACACAAGGTCAATCGATGCGTCTTCAAACCGTTTTGATGCGTCGACACTTTTCATCTTTATGTGCGTGATATTAGGAAAGTCCGAAATATTCTCAAAATATTTTTTTTCAACCTCTTCCATGTTTGCACTCGAAGCATGGTCGTTTGGGTCGTATCCATTCAGCCATGGGTCAACAGTAGTAACGTCGTTGAAGTATTGTGCCATGAGTATGGCATTTTCCCCAGAGAATGTCCCGACCTCGACCGCGTTCTTTTTTAATCCGACTTCGTTGGCCCAACTGTATAGCAACCTAAGAGCATTCAACTGCTCCTCTGGCCTCATTAGCGCAATCACACCATCGGTTGTGCCATCTCGGGAGGAACTTGTCCAGCCATTTCTGGAGTAGGCAATTGACCTTGGGCCCCCATTAGTTGCTCCTGCTGTCTCATCTTTGCCTTGTCCATTTTCTTGAGCTCGGCAGTAATCGCCCTGGCAGTGTTCGGATCAATCTGTTCCAGCGCCTGTAAGTGCTGGTTCAAGTGCTGACCAATCGCCTGGGCTGTTGCCTGGTCAATCTGTCGGAATCCTTTTTCTGCAGCCTGCTGGAAGTCAAAGATGATCTCAAGATGGGCCCGGTGATCGTCGGTCGGCTTGATTGCGATCGGGAACGCGGTCGTCATCATTGCGGCGAGTTCCTTTGCCTGCTCTTCTCTCTGCTCCTGCTGGTTCATCATCGGGTCCTGGACCAGGCGACGCACCAGGCTCGGATCGTCGAGCTCGAGCACAGACTTCACAAGTTCAGCCTGGTTGATAAACGGAGACTGACCAAGCAACTGCATCCGGGCTACTGCCTTCTGGAGTTGGAACTGGCGAGTCTGGAAATCGTACCCACCCTTGGGCATGATCGAATACTGTTCGTGCAATGCTTCCGGCGGAACGGTCCCGGTATCTTCAGCATAGCGGAAGTTTAGATCCTTCTTGTCGTACTGCAGATAAATCGACCAGCACTGACGGAACAGGCGACCTAGCGACATGCGGAAAAGACGGTTGCGTAAATCAGCACCCGCGGACCCGGTGTTCACCAACGCTTGAATTTCAGTTGCTGTTTTTCTGGAGCTACCAGGTTCCGCGGGATTGTTGCCGACTCCAAAGTCAATTGTTCCGACCCTCTGCTCCGCCTCTGCACGTTCGTCGTACATGACGCGCATGAAGTCCATCGGAGGGGTCGTCATCTGCACAGGCTTAATGCCCTGGGGCAGGATCTGCCCGGGTTGCATCTTGAGATTCGCCATGTTGAGAGAGACAGGATTATCGGCCTGGAACAGGGGACGGTTCGCCAGTTCCAGGAAGTCGAGCATGGAGTTTTTCAGCTTCGCCAGGGTCATCTCATTCGCAGCCAGGATCTCGGCGACCCCGCGTGACGAATAGAATCCTCCGTTGGTCAACTCATAGCTAAACTCTGTGAAAGGACACTGCTTATGTTTGTAGGGAAGAACGAAATCTTCACGCACTGCCTCGGTCGTTGCTAGGGGCGAGTATGTGCAAACATTCCACTCGTCATCTTCGTTCCTGGTGTAGATCTCCCAAAGGATGATCCGGTCTGGGCGAGAGTCGTAGGTGATACCTTCACGCTGGTAAACAGCTTGTTCTTTTTCGGTATTGATGCCCTCGAACTTGGTCCCGCGTCCGGCGATTCTTTTAATGAAGTCCTCGTCCTGGTTGTAGGCCGCGACGCGCTTGTACTGGTCAACGGACAGGACCATGACGTGGCAAAGGTAGTCGGCGTCGTCCAAGGCAACTGTCTGGTCAGGAACGATGAACCTGGTCGGATCGATCGCCTGGAAAATGATCTCCTTCTTGCCCTCGTCCCAAATGGACTTGAGGACGGAGCGACCGAATAAAAGCATGTCGTCGATTAGGCGAACGATCTCAAATTGGAATGCGGTACGCTCCCGGATCTTGTAGTCGAAGTAGCGCTCGGCAGTGACGGTGAGTGGGGCCAGTTGCTGGCGCATAGGCACAAACCCGGCGACGACGTCGTTGCCCAGGGCTGAGTTGACGTAGTTGGGTTTGAGGCGCTCGATAATACGATCAATCAGCGCGACGTGCATGTCGGCCGCGGTGGGCCATGGCTTAACCTTGCGACGCATTCCGAACGTGCGCATCTCATAGAACTGCCTCTGCCGGGCGTCCCATGTCGCACGGTTCTTCAGATCCCGGAGGATGCGCGTATGAAGTTCGTTATTGATTGGTTCCATTGTTCCTTGTTCTTACTTCGTATTCTAAATCGTTTATTGTGTGTACTGCGTCGTATGCCCAGGATTGAACGTTTGGGGTAGATCTTGTGACCTCTTCAAACCTTGGGTCGTTCAGCAGTCTGTCCGCGTTCCCCGACGTCCTCACCACCGGACTTACGGTTGCGCATCCACCAAGCGCTACCGCTGAAAGAAGCGTCGATGCGATTCCGAGCGTCAGACCATTCTTTCTTGACCGCGGAGTCATTGCGCTCACGTTCCCCGGGGAACAATCCTACAATTGCCTTCAGCAATTCGATGAGAGCGCCGATCCACGAAAACACAAAATCTTATTTGGCGTCGGCGGCCTTGATCAATCCGATCCCGGCGATGATCGCGGCGATGAGTGTTCCGAGCTCAGGCACTTTGCCTGTCTTCAAAAATTCCACCGCTGCTCCAGCGACGGCTACTACGATTGACAAAACTCCAGTTGCAGTTGTTTTCCAGTTCATGTTTTATTCCCCCTTTTATCCCCCGGCATCCCAACCGGACATTTCAGTGTCCGCGGACGCCTGCTTCATTAGTTCAAGCAAAGATGGACGCGTGTATGCCATTGTCAAGTCGTAGTCAAGCCCCGCGTTGTCGCATGCCATAACAACCGCGTCGGCCCTGTCCGGAGACGCTACTCCGCGGGACCGCATTGCGTCTTTCGACTCCAGGCCCAGCTTCCCGCGGGACGTTGCCTGGGCCCTCCTGGTCACTAGCTGGCTTTTGAGAATATCGTCTTCCGGCAGGATGATATCGCAAGTGTCGATCTTCCGGGCCAGCCTGTGCCACATTTCCGAACCCCTGTTCTGGTAGGCATCGCTGTCCCTGGCGTTGCCACCAAAGTTTACCCGGTTCACGGTCCACCCAGCCTCGTTCAGTGCGTCGCACATTGGTAGACCCAGGCCCCCGGCGTCGGCGAATACTTGTTCCGGCTTAACCCCGGCTTTCTTTAGTTCCATGATGATCCGCCCGACCGTTGCCATCGTATCCCTTTCGCGCCATGTGATCAGTGGGAGGATTCGGTTGCCTTCCCGGATCGCGATCACGTTCTCGTCGCCACCTGCGGAAAAGTCGATGCCAGCTGCCCTGTCTGTCCCATTAGGGACAGGAGGGTTGTTTTCGCAGTTGTCGTAGCTACCCAGGCTCACGACTAGGCGCTCCTCGCCCAGGTCCATGAATTCTGCCTTGAGCATGGACTGAGTGAACGGACTGTTGACCCCATAGCGTTGCTGAATCTCTGAAATGTATAGCGGACTGATGTGTGGACAGTCCCAGGCAGTTGCCCGGGTCTTTTTCCACAGATCCGCCTCTTTCGTGAAACATCGGTAGAACTGACCCACTGGGGCCCCGGGCGAACTGGCGACCAGGAGGCGCGTAGGTTGGCACCGAAACACTGAAACGTAGATCGGGTCCTGGACGGTCTTGGCTTCGTCAACAACGTACATGAGTGGAGCGGTTTCATGGTTCGCAGCGTGGAAACCTTCCGCCCGGCCTGCTGACTCATTGTCATTGCCTGCTGTAAACCCCAAAATTCGGCTTATACGCCCCGAGGCATGCTTGAAGCGGATTTCCCCACTGGTGACCTCAACCATGTCGCCAAAGGGCCTCAGAAGGGCTTTAATCGCAGGCCAGAGCACGGATTCGACCTGGCGATAGACTGACGCGGTAACGACCGACAAAGACTCCTCAAAGCATACCATGTGCCATACCAGGGCCGGGGCTATGACGTTTGACGTCTTGCCAGATCCGTTCGCAGCCACTAGCGCTACCCGGCTATAGATTGGGGCCAGGTTATTCATGACCTCCTTTTGCCAGGGGTATAGATTTAACCTGAGTACACCCTCCGCGAATCCTGCCGGGGTAGCTTGTTCGTCAACCTTTGATGCCGGGCCGGGTTTCGATGACCCCTTTTTATTTTTAGCCGAATTTCTGAGGGGGGTCGCGCGCGCGCGCGCGCGGGTGGGGGGCCCCCCGGGGGGGGTGTCGT